GCGTCATCGGTTTTAACATCGCTTTTGCGACGGGCTTGCTTCATCAAGTCCTGGAAATTGGCGCTCATGATCTCGCCATCAAATACCATCGGTGCTTTGAGCAAGTGTGCGTTCTTTGCAAACTGGCCACGAATGTGCGGAAAGTTAACCAGCTCTTTACCATTGCGGCTGTACTGATCCACTTTACCATCAGGGTAAACAATAGTCAACACTCGCATGCCGTCGAGTTTAACTTCAATTAGCTTGCGGCCCTTAATCTTTTCAGGATGCTTTGCGCCATCGTGGGCAAGTTGGCATTCAAACACAGGCACGTGATACTTAAGGTCTGCGTGTTTGTTAATAGTGCTGTCACTGGTGCCGCAACGCATGTCTTTGATCAGAATGCGACGATACCAGCTATTCCATTCGTCTTGTGTGGCTTGTGCCATAAGAGCATCAATTGCTGCTTGTGCAGCATTGCCAGTCAGTGTGCGGGCTTGCAGTTGTTTTGCAACTGCCCAAAAGTCTGCGAAGGCAAGGCCTGCGCCATCTTTAGATGACTCTTTAACTTTCTTAACACCAAACGTGATCATCGCGTCATACGCATGGCGGAAGCCTTTAAACAGTTCGTCGTTACCTGCACGGCTCTCACGGGCAATAACGTCTTCTTTAAAAAGGCGGCTGTTGTCGGATTCAAGCTCTGTGATAACGTCCCAAGGTTTTTGCATTTGTTTCTCCATTTGCTGTATTATAGCACAAATTTAGTTAAGCTGTTTTGGCTACACGGCGCTGGAGAGTAGCGTCTGAGCTAGCAATAATCAGGTTGCCGTAAGTTTCGTGGAACCAATCAAACTCTGTCATTTTGTTGGGGTTTGCAGCCATACGGTAAGAAGTGAGTCCCATCTTCAGAAGTGCAACAGGATAAATCTCGTCTGCAACATTTGGGGGGATGCCGCGGATGCCGGTAATGTCAACTTTGGTTCCGAGCAGTCGGGCCATTGCGTCAAGGTTTGCTTCGTTGTATTCTGGAGCAACAAAGTTCTCACGCAAGTAAACCAACAAGTTATCCAAACGTTGATTAACGCGATCGTCGCTTGCACAAGCAACAGCCAAATCAAACAAGCGAAGTGCTTCTTTGTACTTGTTGGGCTTTGCGGGTTCTGTAATTGCTGATGCAATAGCAGGTGTTGCTGCAACTGCTGCCAGCACTACCATACTCTTCAAAAAACCACGACGTTGCATATTAGGCTCCTGTTTGTTAACAATAGCCTAATTGTACACCCATTTTGGGCAAATTGTCCAAAAAGATAGAAATATTTTGTTGTATTTTTACAACAAAGTAATACTAAGTATTAACTTCTAAACAGTGCATCACCTAATTGCTGCTCTAAATCAGCAATGTGATTTTCATAATGCTCAATCTTTGTGGCCATATCGTCCTCTACGCTAGCCAGTTCTTCTTGCAAGTAAGTTACTTGGGTACGTAGTCGGTTGATCGTTTCGTTTAGCTCGTAGATCTTTTCGTCTCTTGGGTCTTCTTCGATGTTATCCATATTGTAATAATGTCCATTCAGGGTGTTCTAAGAATTCAAGCATTACGTCCTCAGCAAGAACGCCGTTGCCATAACCTACAGCAATTAAAACTTTCTCGCCATGGAGGATTCTCATAACGTAACTGTTCCCGGGCTCATAGTATTCAATGGTGCCCGTTAATCCGCCGGATTCAACAATGCTTATCATCATCGCGACAAAATATCCCACTCTAACCCATACCAGGGTTTAAACTCAACTACTGTTCGACTTGGGTGCTCAAGCGACCATTTAATTTCCCACCACTCGTTGTCTGTGTCCTTGTAAACAATACGAATACGATTGCCGTATATTGCACGAAACCAAGTCACAACACCTTCGGCATCGTTTGTGACAGATATGCTACCAGTATGTTTAGATATGTCTTCGATGAAAGTGATGTTGTGTTTTTCATCACGGTCAACTTGAGTAACCATTGCTTTCATCGCTTTAGTACCCTAAGCAATTCATTGTTCGCATAGTCTTGGTATGCACGTTCGTACTCAGGAATAGTAATCAAATCAAATGCACCAACTCGTACTTTACGATCTTTAACTCTGGCCCACCCGTTGCCGTATGCCCAATAGCTGCGAACCTGCGGGCCAGTGGGCTCAAGGATGGTCCAAGTGGCACGTGGCGATGGATACGGAACGCAAGGGTTCCATCTGCATACAGTTGTGCCACGCTTATAAACTACTTGTGTCATGATGCTAACGAGTCCCACATAACTTGTTTCTCGATACGATCTGTGTATTCAGTTCTACACCCATCAACATCTTTAAGCCAACGTGTCACTGTCGACACTGACCCCCATGCGGCACTCGGAATGCCGTGCCCCAGGAACTTTACAATGTCTATCAGTGCTTCTCTGTTTTCATGATCAGCACTCCAAACGGCGCCGCATAGATCATTAACCAACACTGATGTGAGAAATCTACCGGGTTCGTAACCTCGGAACAGATAATCTTCTAGTGCCCGTGCTGTATGAGTAGGGACACCGGTACCACCATAGTTAAGATATAATTTCGACATAGTCTAAGTATAGCACAAAACGAATTAATATTTTAGGGCCAAATAGCTAGCAACAGGGGAATCCTCCATTGTAACTTGGTATCCGCCTGTGCATCTAACAAAGGGCCAATGCTTAACCCGTTCTTGACGTATTAGCTCTGCAACGGCCTTAATGTTTGCTTGTGCAACAAAGATATTAATAGTCTTCGTCATCATCAAACCCTTCGCCACCACGTGCATCTAGCACAGTGAATTGGCTATCGTAGTCCTTGTAGTAGGCTTCATTTGCGTTCAGCACACGGTATTGATTTGGGTACTTGAGTGCAAGCATAACCATATCGTCCCGGTCAGTAATATCACAAATAATGAACTCAGTGCTGCAAGCACCTTCCACATACTTGATCTTGCTGTGCTTAAACTCATTGGCTTCCAACGCTGTTGCAAGCTCAGAATATTCACGGGCAATAATGCGGTCGTATGGCAGGTGTGGCGTTGGCAAGTTACGATCTAGTATACCTAACTTAGATAACGTTGCACAGTTATCGCTGTCAATGGTTAACTTACATCGCTTGAACTTGATGCTACCTTTTGTACTAGGATTATCGGGGGTTTCCTTGGTGCTCCAAGGGATTTCTGCTGTTACGTGATTAACGTAAAAAGTGACTCCATGTGCTTTAACGACCCACATAGGAATGGTCGGATCTGTAAGATGTCCCTTATTGAAGTGGAACACTAATTCCTTACATTGGTAGTTGATCTAGGCTTGTGACATTGTTTTCTCCTTTGTTATGTCCTTGTATTGTATATTTATTTAAGCTAGTGTGTAAACAATTAATTCGTTCACTAAACTGTTCCATTGTCATATCCATCTTCATAGAATTCACCCACGATGTAACAAACCAAATGTTATCGGGTGTATATCCTTTGCTACTGTCTATGCGATCCGGGCTGCATTTATGGTCGTTCTTGCTGCCAATACCAATTTTTAAGTCCATTGGAGTTTTTGATATAGCACATAATCCTTCCTGTCGTTTAAACAGAGCATCAAAGAACTCTACCATTGTTGGCCTGGCTGCTTCTCCTTGCCAGTCTGGATATAATTCTAAATCTTCTGCCAGACATCGACGTTGTATACTACTGGACATTTTAGACCAAAACTTATTGGGATCTTCATTTAATTCATGGGTTTTGGCTTCGTGTAGATCTGTCCATCTATAACGCAATAATAACATTATTCTTTGATGAACTTTACCATCTGTATTACGAATTTGAGCAAGAGTTAACACATGCGGTGGCACATCATTTCTTGTACAAACTGATAGCATTTCATTGGTGCGTTTGTATTTTTGTGCTAGTTTTTCGTACAGGATATAATCATCTCGTGTAAACGAGATAATAAGAGATTTATGCTTGTTAGCGAATTCGCTTTTATGAGCCCTAGTTTCTCTAGGAGTATCCCTAAAATACTCCCGACGTTCCCAAAATTTAAGCTGGGTTTTTCCAGAAGCAGCCATTGTTTATATTGTTGTAATATTATATATGCCTTTAAGGCCGTCTGTTAATTCATTTAGGCGATCTCGAT